GCCAGTTTCCAAAAGACGTGTGACGAACCTCTGGAGAGAAGTCTCCTTCGCGTTCATCAGCTTCGCACCACGGATTAGGACACGGCTTCAAAGTCGGTGTATGTGTCACAATCAATTCTCCCCATGCAGGCCGTATGAAGGCCAGATAATCGGGTTGTGTGGGTTTCCATTGGCGCGGCACCAGTTGAGTGCTCGTTGCTTTTCAGCACGCAGGGCTTCCGAAGCGGCAACGCGCGAACCAATGCGGGCAAGGGTTTCTTTTAGGCGTTCAGCAGGTGTCACAACACGTCTCCCGAATAAGGATAGACCTGCGCATCGCCATAGACCAGCGCATCGCCAGAGACCCGCGCATAACCATAGACCCGCGCATCGCCATAGACCCGCGCATCGCCAGAGACCCGCGCATTGCCATAGACCCGCGCATCGCCATAGACCCGCGCATCGCCAGAGACCCAGCAGTCTCCGTGATGAGACAAATTCCTTTCTGTCTCTAGGCGACCACCAACATCGCCAGTTTTTACATCGCCAAAATCGCGTATCGCAACGCAACGCCCGTCAACAATTTTGTATTTTTGATTCATGATATGTCGATTTCCTTAACTTCGTATTTTCCGTTTTTGTTCTTCTTCCAACCGTGGACCAGCAAGATCCATCCGGCGGCTCGCAGATGCGGTAGCGCATCCGACTCTGTCATTTTGTTGATGCGGCTTTTTGTGTTGCTCCAGCTCGTTGATTGCACCGCAACCGTATCACCGTCGCGGATCGCGAGGATGTCGATGATGCCGAAGAGATCGTGTCGGGTTTTGGTGAAGGAGTTCCACCGCTCAACAACCTGGACCAGTTGGCAGGTCTTGCGGAGGTGTGCCAGACTGCGAGCAGTGGGGGATTGTTTCATGCGCCCTCCCAAATTCGGAAAATTTCCTCTGCTGAATGTTTCCATTCAACCGCGTCCAAAATTGAAACGCCGCAAAAAACGTCTTCCGGTTGCGCAATTTCAAGATACCGAACCTCTTCTTCATTCCGTTTTAGCTTCAGCTCGGCAATATTAAAAGGCGAGCCAATGATATCGGTTTCCCAAACTGCGTGACTCAAGTCCTTGGCTTGAATCAGAGCAAATCTAGCCCCCCTGCAATTCTCGCCCCAATCAATCAAAAAGGTTTTCATGCTTCCTCCTTTGCCGCTTGCGTTTCTTGCTCCCACGCCTCCTCAAACTGCCGCGAGAATTGAATCAGCGCATCGCGCAGCGAATCGGTAAAAGCATCGCGCTCGACGAGAATGCGAAGGCTCGCGAGGCCAGGTGACCAGCTTTGAAACCACCAAGCGTTTGCTCCCGTAACGGCCATGCTCCCATGGACCTGATACAGGTATTCATCCGGCAGTTCGCCTGCTCGACGGTATCGGATGTGCGTTTCCGGCACTGGAACCTTGCCTTCAAATCCAATGCTTTCGCCTTCGACTAGGCCATCTGGCGAGCATCCGAAGCTTCCATGCTTGGAGATGCAGAATCCGACATCCGCGACCTTGACGCCCGTCTCGCCTTCAAAGGCAGCAACTGCCTGCGGTTCCAGTTCCGTTCCGCGTTGCATTGCCCAGTTTTCGTAGTTGGGCGCGGACTCGCAGTTAGCGCGTTCGGCAATGAGTTTGCAGATCGCACGCTCGCGAGCCTGCTCCGCGACCTTGCCCGAGTTGATCAGCCAGGGGCCAAAGTTGCTCGCGGTCAGAATGCCCTTTCGAGCAGCGAACCATGCGTCGGAACGCTGGGCCATGTGGTGCAGGTGACAGTCAGGGAATAGATCGTTCATTTTGCGAGCAATTTGTAGTTTCCGGCAAGGTCAATCCTGAGAGCCTTCTCGAGGATGTATTGATTTGGCAGGTGGTCAATGCTCGGCAGGATTTCCGGTTTAGCCGGCTCGATCCGCGCAGGAATAATCTCCCGCTTTGCTGCCGCGACCAGTTTCCCGCGCACCATTTTGGCATCGCGGGCCGGTATTACTCGGGCCGCAACGATGCGCTCTTCGGTGGCGTCGATGCCCGTCTGGAGATCGACCTTGCCGCCAAGGCCAACGTAGAGATTGACGCGCCTTTGCATTTTGGTTCGCTGGCGAGTCGTCAGGCCAAAGCCCGTGATTTGATACTCTGGGAGAAGGCGCCTGACTGCGGCGAGGTTGAATCGGATAGTCGCGGCCTTCCCGAATCGGTCCAGGTGATAGATGGAAAATTCTTTCATTGCTTTTCAAGGTGTGGAAATGCTTCTTCGGAGACCCATTTAAGCAACGAAATGGGCTTATTTTCTGCGTGCGCTTTTATTGCTTTGATTCCTAGTGCCGCCAGTTCTGACTGACTCAATTTACCCCTAGTCTTGTTAGATTCACGGATGAGCAGTTTTCTGAAGGCAATTGCCGCAGCACTGCCGATTCCGCTTTCAAGAGCGAAAAAGAATGACTCAGTTTTCGCGGGTCCGATTCGCTCAAGCGCCAATGATGCCAGAAATGTTTTTCGCACTTTGCTCAACAATCCTTCTAGCACATTCCAGCGTTCGATTGCCCAGTGAATAGAATCAGCGTGCTGATCGTATGCTTCAAGCGCCTCAGCCTTTGAAAATCGGTGATTTCCTAGATTTTTCCCATCAGCGTAACTGAGCCACATTCTCGCAACACTGGACGTTGTCGTATATGCGGAAACCTCTGCGTATTTAAATGCGTCCGCGTAAGTTCTGCTCGTTCCTCCGTCGATTGCAGAGTAGACCTGAGATTTCAATCCGCGAATCACTAGGACAATTGGGAAAAAATCAGCTTGCAGGAACGCGAGCAGCCGATGCTGACCGTCAATCAAATGGCCGTTAGAGTCAAAGCGGATTGAATCTCCGGTGAAAACCCAGCGATCATTCACCATGTCTCTAGCCATCATTTGCACCGCGCGGAATTTCACGGCTCGCTGAAACTCTGGCAATGTTGCCAGCCACGCCTCGCAGATTTCGCGGGAGGTAGTTTCAAAAGAAACCTCGACACCGTCATGGGAAAGCGTGGTATTCATGCCTCACCTCCTTTTTCAACGATTTCAGATTCCGCCTCAATAGCGGGCTGCGAGAACGAAACCTTCGCGGCCTCGTTGGCGGCGCGGTTGACATGGATGTCAGCGAGCTTATCGCCGTCCTTCTCGAGCGCGTCGTGGAACTCAGGCGAAAGCGTCAGGCGCTTGCTGTGGCGGCGAATCACCGTCTTTTTGGCCATCTCCTCGAAATCAGTGACCCATGGGCCGGATCCGCTCGCTTTAGAGCGTTTGCGAATCGCTTCGACCTCGGCCAACGTCATGACCTCGGTATCGATGTCGCCGTTGGTCATTTTGACGATTGAATAGACCGCCTGGAGCTTGCCGCGATCTTCCCGCCAGTTAACGGCATGGTTGATCTCGCCGTTGATCCAATCGAAGGAGTCGTTTTCTTTGACCGTCTCGGCCTTCCATGCGACGACCTCGCCGGATCGTTTCGCCAATTCGACGAGTCCCTTCCAATCGACGATAAGCTGCACCTCTTTACCATAGGGGATCAGGTGGCAACGCCGCCCGTCGGGCTCAAGGCCCAGCGAGGAGCAGTCGAGCATCGCTCGCATGAAGCTCTCTTGCGAGCATTCCGCGAGCTTGGGAGAGCGCAGGAGAAGCGTAGTGGCAACGCGCAGGAAACGATCCGGCGTCATGTGGGAAGGCAAGGCGCGAGCAATCTGCGCTCGCACGGCCTCGGAATTGATCAGCCCCTTAATGGTGCGGGGCGCTTCAGTGATTTCGTTTTTCATTGTCCTCTTTTTGTTGTGCGCGTATCAGTCGCGCCCCTGCCCGTTGTCGGGGAAAATGTCTAGAGCGAGCTTGTAAAGCTCCTGCTCGGCTTCATCGACTGCGTTGAGCCGGACGCCTAGGTTTTTGAATGACCGCACCTGGGCGGCAAACCCGTCATAGATCATGTAGTCACATGACTCGCGGGGGCGTGCTCGGTATGCCCTGATCTCGGCGATCAGCTTGTCAGTCTCGCGCTCATGCGCGGCCAATAATTGTTCAAACCTCATATTTTTTGAATCAGGTAATCAATCGCATAATCGTAGTCGCGCCGCTCAACAACGGACGGGTCGAGTTCCTCCCCTGTCTCGTTGCAGATCACGGCCACCACCTCGGACCGCTCGATCTCGATTGTGACAAGCCGCTCGGCCTCAGGACCGTCGAGGAGATAGCGTGAAACGATACCGGAAACGGAGTGTGGAATCATGGCCAGATCAGATCGAAGAGGGATGGCAAGGCCCAAACTGCGAACACGGCGAGCGTCGTCAGCAGCTTGATGATAAAGTCGAGTGGATCAAAGTGCATGGGTAGCGATGTGGATAAGTGTTCCAGGTGCAACGTCGAGGAACTCAACAGGCTCAGTGCGGCGCTGGGCCTCGTATCGCTCCCTTGCTCGTTGGAGCGCGTCCTCCATTGCGAAGAAGTCGGCATCGGACTTAGCTGCAACGCCAGCCTCGAAAGACCTGTCGATAATGTCCTGCACAGTATCGAGGGTTGAGAAGTTAAACATCTCAGCCATGCGTGCGCGGAGGTTGTCCTCTTTGCGATTTTGAAGAATGTTCATACTGCCCCCTTTCCAAGCTCAAGCTTCCCGGTCTCGTTGTATTTGGCCAAAAACTCACGAACTGCAATTCTTAACAGGTCGGCGATTTTGAGGCCCGTCTCTTCGGCTACGCGCCCAAGGCCGACAAGGGAATCCTCGTCGAGCTTGGTTGCAACCGTTTTAGGTTCTGGTGTTGCCATGGCGAGAGATTGCCACAACTCGGTTTACACGTCAAACAAAAAAAACCACCAGAAACGTTTTTTTGCAAAAAACCTTAAAACCCTTCTGCCACCTCGATCTCGACCGCATCGAGGAGCACGCGAGCCGCCTCGATAATCTGAGCCTCGAAATCCTCCTGCGGCCAGATCCACTCTGAGCCGTCGTATCCATCTTGATCCGCGCCTCGATGCCCGAATCCGCGCAGACGCCCCGGGAGGTCGTTATGATACCACGGGCATTGCTCTCGTCCGCGATGCTGTGCGCAGACAAAACCGAGGACGGGCGAACAAAGGCAGCTCATTAGTCCTATGTTCACGTTTGCGTGAACAGCCCCTTAAAAACCACCGCCTCTATTTTCCGCACGGTCTGCTCCTCGACCCAGTCCGCAGTCTCGTCTGAGATTGACGCGGCATGGCGAAGCTCCGCAAGAAGGAGATGCAAAACCTCATGCGCGGCGACCTGCTCCGTTTGCTGCTCTCGCTCGCAAAGCTCAAAATCAACGCGGCAGATCGCAGTGCAGGATGCTGGGTCCGGTTCGATGCTAGCGTAATTTCCCGCACCAGGCTCAACCGAAAAGCGAACGTCGTAATGAGCAAGGCCGAGGGCATCCTGCGCGGATCGGAACGCTTGCTCGAAAGTTTTCATCGACCGTCGAGCATGTTGCCGAGGAGACTCCTGCCCTCCCAAATCGGGACGTTTATATGCAGGAACTCACCGGACTTGGCGATGACTTGGTATCCGTATCCATGCGACCATCCCGTTGGATCGGAGTGTCGCCAAAGCGGTTGCCGCTGGCACAAGCAGCCGGGATTCCATGCCTTGACCAGACCGACACCAGGCAGGACTCTTGTGGCACTGTCCTCTCGATGAGTGTGCGCGAAGACAACATTGCCTGCCGTGCGGCTGACCGAATCGCTCGCGGCGTTTTTGCTGCCGCTTAATTCATGCACGAAAAAGATTTTCCCCATTTTGATCCAGCCGGGAGGAAGGCCGGGAACGTGCGTCTCAGATCGCCGGTAGTAAATGATGCCGCGCTCTTTAAGTTTGAGTAGGAACTCAGGCGCGTTCAGTTGCCGCAGGAATTCAGCATCGCGCGAGTTGGACATGGTCTCGTCAATGACCCATCGCTCGACTCGATCCTCATGATTTCCCTCGATGAAATGAATTTGCGCGTTAGGAGCCGCATCCTGCAACTGATCAAGGAACCAGTTCCCGTGCGCGATGTCATCCTGATAACTGTAGGTCGTCTGCGCGATGTAGTTCGCCGCGTGATGTTTGGCGAGGAAGCCGCCACACTCCACGATGTCACCGTTGAGAACGATCTCATCGGGCTGGATCCGGCGAACGTCTGCGAGAAAAGCTTCGACCGCTGGCCGATCCATCATGGAGCCGTGGACATCGTTGGCGATGATTCGGACGGTTTCGGTTTTGGTCTTAGGCTTCGGTGTGTAGTCCCGCTTAATCGGAAACTTCGCCGCTCGCAATGCATTGTATTCGTCCAAGGCATCATCGCGATCTTTTCGCAATGCGGAGACTTCCGCCCTTGCCTTCGCCAGTTCCGCCTGTGCCTTTACGACGCGGTTCATTGCGTCGGAGTCGCTGACGAGCTTATTGGAAAGGTCGATCTCTTCGTTCATCGCATGTATTGCTTGGCGGTTTCTGGATTCATCACGGCCTCCTCGAAATTGTCTGGCGACATCTCTACCCATTTGAGGCAATGGAGGCTTTTAGCGTGACGCCTGATTGTGTCCTCTGAGGCTCCAATGTGCTGGGCGAAGTCCGCGACTCGATAGCAGACGCCCCGCTTGATCTCATGCAGTCTTCGGCGGCAGTCTGAGCCTTGTGGTTTTTGCGGCATCACTCGCTTTTGGTTCAACGGGATCGCCTCCAGTTCGCTCTGCGTGTCCTCCTGCGTTTCTTTGGGCCTTTGCCCTGTCATCGACGCCCTGACCTCTGCAACCTCCGCAGATGTCACCGCAGAGAGGTTTTTGGAGATGTCGTAATTTGCCGCGCTCGGTCGCCTTGCGATGCCTGCCAGAATTCTGTTTCGTTTTGCCTCGTCCATGATGTTATCGGTATCCGCCGGGGTAGTCTGGAAAATCGTCGTCGTCGTCATCCTTGGTGCATTTGAGGACGAGGACAAAAGCCGCGATCATCAAGAGCGAACCGAAGATGGCAGATGGGATCATGCTTCGTTCTGGGATGTTTTGCCGTCACTGGCGACGGTATCGAGCGCATCGCTGCCAATATCAAAACCTTTCGGCCATCGGTAGCCAACGACTCGGGAAGTGTCGAACGGCTTCACATTCACGGCATCGCCCTGGTTGCCACCTAGAACCATGATGTTCCCGTATTGGTCCTTGCCGGTCACAAATCCAACGTGGCCGGATCCGCTCGATTTCGAGCCGCGCCAGAAAACAACAATGGCCCCAGGGATCGCCCCACAGGGCTGGCCCCACTTTTCAAAGCTCCGCGCCATGCCGCTGCGAGTTCCGGCAATCCCGCAATCCTCAAGCATTGCGTTGACATAACCGGCGCACCAAGGAGTCTCATCGTCGGAAAAGTATAGCTTCGCGAGCTGCCAGTAGGACAAGATACGCTTGCTATGCTGCCTCCCGGCGATCTCGGAGACGCCGATCTCCTGCCTTGCTCGGCGCAGCCAGATTGGTTCGCCTGCTACCTTCGGAGGCGCGACCGATGCTTGCGGCTCTTTGCGTAGCTCGGCCAGCGTGATCGGCCCAATGTAGTCGCGAGGCGATAGGGCTTTCGAGACTTTAAAAGCGATGATCGCCGCTCGGGTTTTCGGCCCGATCATTCCATCCAATTCACCAGGTTCAAAGCCGTGGGCCTTGAGGCGCGTCTGGATTTCGACGATCTCGGTTTTGGTCATTTGAGCCGCTTACGTTTTTCAAGCGCCGACATCACGATACCGACAAGAGCGACCGCCGCACCGATACCGGTCTGGAGGTCGGCTTGCGAGACGATACCGGCTCCGGTTGCGTAGCCACCCGCGATGGTCAGGCCGTGACGGAGGAGAAGACCAAGAAGAAGTTTCGTGTCCATGTCGGACCGCTCAACAAAACGAACGAAAAACGCAAGTTGAAAATCTCCTTTGTTTTGTGGAGGGATTGCAACATGGCCGCAAAAGCAGACCTAAAGACGACTATCTCGGCAGACATGACGGGATTCGCGGCGACTATGCGACGAGCTGGAGGATTGGCCGCAACTACTGGCGCGAAGATCGGGAAATCGTTGGGCGGCGCAACCAAGGCAATCGGAGGGCTGGCGCTCTCGGCTGGTAAGGTTGCGGCCTCATTAACTGCCGCAGGAGCCGCCGCCGCCGGAACGGGGTTTGTTGTCGGGATCAAAAACGCCGCTGATCTAGGTGGAAAGCTGTCGGATTTATCGGCGCGAACTGGCATTGCGGCAGGGCAGCTTGCTATAATTGGCAGAGCGTTTGAAGACAACGGCGTTTCAGCAGACAAGATCGGCGGCGTCATCAACAAGCTTCAAAAGACGATTACTGATTTTGGGAATGGATCGAAAACGGCGACAAAACCTTTTGAGACTTTAGGCATCAAGTTTGAAGACATTTCTAAGCTTGACCCTGCCGGGCAATTTGAACTCATCCAGAGCAAGATCTCCGCGATTCAATCGCCAGCAGAAAGAGCTGCGGTCGCCATGCAGCTCTTCGGAAAGTCGGGCGGCGAGCTTCTGACGCTCTTTGCCGATGGCAAGGCGTTTGCCAATGCAGGGGCATTTCTAGGAACTCAGGCTGAGATTCTGAACCGCAACGCAGGGCTTTTTGACGAGATTTCTGACAAGCTCGGCAGAATTCCCGCAAAGCTTCAAGGGTTCTTTGTTGGGGCGCTTGAACCTATCGCAAAAAATTTGAACGATATTTTAACCAAGTTTGAAAGCGTTGATTTTGCGAAGATGGGGCAGGACTTCGGCGCGAAGATTCCCGAAATGGTTGCCGGAATTCTGTCGTTCGTTGACGGCGCTTATAAGGCTTTTCAAATCTGGCAGCGAATCGGAGAGGTAATTTCGGCGACCTTCCTTGCGCTTTCGTCACCTGATTACTGGAGCGGGCTGGCAAACATCATGACCGCCTCTCTGCTAAGACCCTTGGCTCAATTTCAAGATGCTTTAAAAGCAATTCTTAGCGGCGATGACATCATGGAGGCGCTATCTGGCAAAGGCGAGAAAAGCCCCCTGACAAAATGGCTTGATGACCTCGGAACGCGTGGAGCCGATAAAATCCAACCGATTGTTGATGTTCTCGCGGATGCTTTCCGCCCGTTGGATTCTTTGAAAGATTTCGGAAAGCAATACCAAACGGCAGTCGCTGCCACTCCACAACCGTCGGTCGGAGAGGCCACAACCGGAGGGCAGGATTTGCGCGCAAAAGGCGCTGAATACACCTCATCAGGTTTTCGCGGCCTCGGCGGGCTGTATAAAATGCAAGCGGACCTTTACGATCAGGAGGGGCGTGGGCGTCTTCAATTTGGCTCGGCTTTTTCAACTAATGGACCCGGTCGCGAAGGGTCAACGCAAACTGGTCTTGGCGGATTTGCCGGCAGATGGTCGGGACAACAAGGTGTTGCGGATGCTTCTTTTACTACCGGCCTAGGCGAGAAGCGTCGCCTTCGCACAAGCGCCGACGACAAAGAAGGAAAGAAAACCCTTTCTCTGCAAGAACAGCAAGTCGCTTCGTTGCAATCCATCGAAACTAAAATTGGCCAAGCCATAACCGTAAACTGACATGCCAACCGCCGCATCCAGAGGAACAACCTCATTCCGCGATTTTTCAGTCGATTCCGCTAAGGGATTCGATGGGCCTGATACATTGACCGTGACTCGTCGCGGCGCTGTGGGGACTGCGAACGCGCAGCTTAACGCGGAGCTTGCTTTGTGGAAACGAGGCGCGGCCCATGCAAGTTACCCAAACATGTTCCTTCAGACCGTATCGTGGCAGGAGCGCGGTCCGGTTTGCGATGTCATTCTTAATTA